TGCGACCGTGTCACGCTGGTCGTGACCTGGAAATTGGCCTTGTCGTACCAGAACGCAACCCCACCGTTGGCGGCTGCCGTCAGAGCGCCGGACTCCAGCTGGACGAGCTGATACCACTTGTCGCCCACCCGGTACTTCTGACCGAGGGCTCCACCATGAGGCAGAGTGGCCTCGTTGAAGGACGCCACGGCACTGGAGCTGGAAGGTGACGAGTAGGGGCCGATGAAGACCCCCTGGTTTTCAAGTCTGTTTCCCATATTCGTTCACCCCCTAACCCGTGATCGCGTACAGCTGCTTCTGCAGACGGGGAGCCTGACAAGTCATGTTCCCACTGAAGAAGTACTGTCCAGCCACGACGTTACTGTCCTGGGCGGGTTTGAAGCCGCTGAACCCGAACGCGAACTCAGGATCGTCCGTAACCCAGAGACGGAAGTATTTGGTGTTGAGGAACCACAGGGTCTCGCCTGCGGACGCCAGATAGTTGCCCAGTCGGGCGTCGTTGACACCCTGGGTACCGGGGCAATACTGAGACCGCATGATGATCGAGGAGTTGAACCGGAGCCCCCTGAAGCCGATTTTGATGTCTTCTTCAGTGAAGCGCTGTTGGGGCTGGAACTTCTCCTTGATGTAGGCGAAACCGAGGTTGGTGGTGATGCCGAGGTTCGGCTCTTCGGTGCCGATCACTGCCGTCGAGTAGTACTCTTCGAGGGCATTGTAGGTGATCGTTCCCGCGATGCTCACGGGTGTTGAGTTCAAGGCGGAACCGATCGTGCCACTCCGGGTCAGAGACCCGTAGGTGCTGTACGAAGCCGCCGTCCAAGAACTGACCGAACCGTCGTTCAGAGCCTCCGCAAGCCCGTTCAGATGGTTGGCGCGGGTGGACGACTGCCCTTCGTTGTACTGGGCAATCGCCAGGATCGCGCTCATCGTCAGGGCCGCATTGGCCATGTCCGCGTCGATCATGGAGAAGACAGCGTGAGGCCCCTTGACGGTGACCTGGATGTCTTCCTTGAACTCTGTGACGTTCACCTCGTAGAACTTCGGCTGGAACGTCGCGCCGGTCGTGTGCTGTACACGAGTGATGTCGAAGGTAGCGCCCTTCGCGTATGCCCCACCCATTAGGGTGCCGTACATGAAGTTTTCCTGGATGGCCGCACCACCGGGGAATGTCTCCGGCTGATTGGCCTTCATGTACGCTAGGAGCGGGTCATTCTTGAAGACGTTATCAACGACGCCTGGCACGATGTGCTTGTTCGTGTAGGTGTTGATTTCGTCGAGAAATCCCATATGGATTTCCTAGCCTCCAAAAAGGTTATTGCCCTCCTCTTAGGTAGGCTTCCGTCGCCGCACGAACACGATCCTGGTGAGATTTGGGCACTTCAGCTTCCTGGGTCAAGGCGTGAACGCCGCGAGGACGGGTGTCGACGAGCGGCATGTTGTGCTTGGATGCGTACTCCATGGCACCTTCTTCACGGGCCTTGGCCAGTTCCGCCTGGCGCTTCTCCTCTTCCTTCTTTGTCCGAAGATCCTTAGTGTAGCTCTCGTAAGCCAAGTCCAAGGGGAGATGCTTTTCGTTTGCGTGTTTCACAACATCGAGAGTGTCCAAAACTTCGTTGAATTCCTTGAGGTGTTTGGCCTGCAGGTAGTTCATCTTGCCCATCAGGGTGACGCCGTCTACCTGGATCTGCTGCAGCTTCTTGTCCCACTCCGCATTGGATATTCCACTTTGGGCCATGGGTTGTGTTCCTTCCTGGGTCTGATACCCTGAAAAGTCCCCGGAAGCCGTCATCTGCCTTAACCTCTGGTTTTCAGCGACTATCTTGTCGAAGGACTCTTTGTTGTTGTGATCAGCGAGAATCTGGCTCTGGTAGAACCGCTCCGTTTCCGCCATTTTCTCCTGCAGCTTCCGCTCGTCTTCGCGGATCTTGTCCATGTTGCGGGAGTAGTCGGATCGGGCTAGGGCCAGTTCCTTGACACGAGGAGCCACCTTTTCGTGGGCCAACACCTGTTTAAGGGTCTCCACCTGCTCTTTCGGGAGCGAGGACTCGGCATCCTTAAGAAGTTCCTTCATATACTGATTAAGGTCGAAATCTGCTGACATTTGAGTCTCCAAGCAGCCAGCCCTACATCATGCCGCCCATTGCTGGGGCCATGGGAGGAGGGCCTTGCGGAGGAACGCCCCCGGCTTCAACTTCCGGGGACATAGGTTCTGAGGTGGGCCCCATGCTCTGGGAGGTCAGTCCGCCGATGGCGATTTGGCGTATGAGTTGACGCGCCTGTTCGGCGAGACCTTCCGAGCCTGGAACCAGTGCGGCCAGCTTCATGAGGCCCATTTCAAGGCTCATGGCGATCTGGCCAAGGATCGCTTTCATCTGCATATCTCCAGCTGACGGGCCTGCGCCAGCACCGGGCTGAGACTGTCCGGCTAACTGGTTGAAGGTCGACGGCTGGACGTCGGGTGGTAGCGAAGGGGGGCGATCAAGCTGCGAGAAGCCCTCGTCGCCTGGAGAGGACACTGGCATGTTCGCCTCCTATTTGGGGGGTTTCTGATGGTACATCTCGGCCTGCCCGGAGTTCTTCGGGGCAGAGGCCTTGTCGGAACCGCCGCTCGTCTTGACGTTGCGCTTTAGAACGGCATCGTTGAAGGGTGTTTTGATCGAGCTTGCTTTTTGTTCAGCCACGTTTGCTGCTCCTTGATGGAGTTCGTTTCTTGCCCGTCTTCCGACGAGCCTCACTAAGGGCAATTGCTATGGCCTGTTTGCGGTTCTTCACACGGCCACCGCTCCCGGAACGGAGCTTTCCCGCCTTGTGTTCACTCATTACCTTGTGTACCTTAGCCTGAAAAGCGTCTTCTTTGGCCATATGTTGTGGTCTCCGCGAACAGTAACCACTAAATGTTGTATCGTCAACACAAATCTATGATTCAGCAGTCGTCGGTCGAGTTCCTCCGTCCTTGATCTCCATGTGGGGAGCAACCTGCCCGGTCGGACGCCTGCCTGGGCCCTGGATGGCCCCCATCTCTTGGGGCATCATCATGGCCGCTTTCTGCATCATTTCCTCCTGGAGACGCCGGTCGATCTCAGGGATGTTGGGCACTTCCATGGTTTCCAGGAAGGTCTGGTGGTCGATCTCGCCCATCCGCCGCAGTTGCATGTAGAGCATCTTCCTGGTCACGAGGGCCACTTCCAGCATGGAATTCGGGGTGACGTAGAAGGTGAAGTTGTGAGCGTGTTTGATGGCCCTTTGGATGCGGTCTAGGCCCTGATAGCCCATAAACTGGCTGTCGGGCATCAAGTAGCCCGGATCGAAGTCGAAGTCCTCCATGCTGACGCCGTCTTCGCCCAACATGGCGATGCGCCTGGGGGCGTCGTAGAACTGGAAGAAGCCGAACTTGATGATCTCGGCCAGTTCCCGGAGGGCGCACTCCATGAGGCGGCCCCTCATCCTGGTCGCCGGGGTCATGGCCTGCATGATGGCTTCCACCGACTCGACGGCGGGGATCTGCTTCACCTTCGCCAGGTTCGAGAGGTCTGTGGAGCCACTTAAGTACTCGATCTCGTTCACGAGCCACTGGAGGAACTCGAAGACGTACTGGGGGAGGTTCGGAGGATCCTGGAACTTGATCCCTTCCCCTACGGAAGGGTTGATCATCATCTTGAAGCCTGGTTTGCGGCTGTTCAGCTTCTCCAGGAGGCTCCTAGGGATGGCCCGACTGTCGGCGATGACCCCTCGCTTCAGAGCCTGGTTCACAGCGTCCATGATGCCGTTGATGATCTCGTTCAGGCAGTCCTGGTGGGGGATGAGGTCTTTCACCAGGGACTTGGAGAGGAAGCTGTTGGGGTAGACGAAGGAGAGGTCTGTGTACAGCTTCACGAGGGGGAACTTACCGTGCCAGTACACGTTGGGCCCGTCATAGAAGATGATGTCCTTGCCGCAGATCATGGTGCGGCCCCTGGGGTAGAGAAGGTCGCCTGGGGCGACTTCGTAGCTCCAGCTGTAGCGTTCGCCCTTGGGGCCGTAGGCCATCCTGACGACTTTCTTAGTCTCGTTGATGCTGTCGTCCTTCAGGTAGGCGGTGCGGACTTCCTTACCGGGGATACGGAAGCCCCCTCCACCCGTCCGGGGCCTCAAGGCAGCCGCCACAGGAGTCATGATCGTGTTCATCATGCGCTGGAAGGCGGTCTGACGGGGCTGGTAGAAGGCGACGTCGTGGTCGGCCACGATGCGCTTGCCCATCCAGGGGTACTTGGCAAGGAGGTAGTTGACGGTCTCGGTCTGCCGGATGATGACGCCGAACTGGTCTTGGACGGAGATGGAGTTCGAGGGCCTGATGGGGAGGACGTCCCGACAGTCCAGGGGGATCACGTCCAGGTCTCCGTGGCCGCCTTGGAGATCTTGGTTGAAGACCAGCTGGAGGTAGGAGCACCCGGCAGGAATGGCAAGCTGAATTCCGCCCCCGAGCTTCAGGTCGATGAAGTTGTTCAGCCACCAGGCCTGGGTGACCTTGTTCAGGACGCTGGCTTGGTCGTTAAAGGCCCGGTTGCCGGTCTTGAAGCTGAAGAGGGGTTTGATGTCCGTGAGGGCCGCCGTGATGTCCGTTGAGACCTTGCCCAGACGGTTGGAGGCGAAGTTCGAGAGATCCTTGGGTTTCTGCCGGTCGAGCTGGTCACCCTGGATGTAGTTGATGCACTTCTGGATGTCTTCGTAGCCGTACTGGGCGGCCAGGAAGCGGTCACCCTCCATGACAGCGGCGTTGATCCAGCTCAAGCGCTCTTTTTCGTTCTCACTGAGTCCGATCGGCGGTAGATCCATTAAGTGTCTCCATAACGGGAATCGTAGCTGCCGGGTTCCCAGCAGAACTTGGTAGCCTCACGCTGCTTCTCCAGCCTCCTTATTTGGCTGAGGGAGGTGATCTCCATGGGCTTTCCGTCGATGTGGGTCGTCGTGAAGGACGGGAACGGCTTGTAGGAGCGGGACTCCCAGAGCTGCACCATGGGCCCATGCTCTTCGCACTCGACGCCGCGTTCCAGTTCCCTGATGGAGCAGAAGAAGCCCAACTTCATCCCGCAGTGTTCGCACTCGAAGCTGTAGTAGGGCATAAGGCCTCACAACTGGCTGCACATCATCTTCATGAAGTAGGTGATTTGCTCGTCCGTGTACCGGCTGACGATCCGGGCCGCCTGATCCGGGGTGGCTTCCTTCTCCGTGCGCGGTTCCCCGTTACGGGCGTGACCGAAGGCTTCCTGCTTCAGACGGGCGATCTGGTCGGCTTCCAGCATGAATTCGCGCCCTTGAACCCGGATGGCACCCACCCGCTTGATGCGCCGGACGAGATCGGCGGCATCGACGAAGCCACCCAGCATGTGGCGCAGTTCCTGGACGTCCTGGGACTTCAGGATCATGTCGCCCTCGTCTACAGACTCCTTGGAAGCTTTTTCTATGATCCTATTCACGTAGGCCAAGGCCGCCGACACGTTGGCGATCTTGTGGGTCTCCATGATGGACTTTAAAGTGTTGTCCGGCATTGTGATCAGCATGACTGCTCCATTCAGTTATCGTCTACAGATCCCCTAGTTCCTTCATTTCCTCCCAGGTGTAGGCACTATTCTGGAAGTCCTTCCTGGATTCCCCGGCCTCGATCCGGCGTTCCTGTTCGGCCTGACGATCCAACATGCGCTGGCGCTCCACCACAGGGTCGCTGGTGTTCAGGTCGTGGAGGTCGTTGGCGCACCACACGGCGATGAACCCGGCCATGAGGCGGTCATCCATGGCTCCTTGGGCGTGTTTACCGCTGGCGGCCTCGATCTCGGAGTCGAGCGTAGAGTTGCCGATGCCCCTCACCAGCTCGAAGTCGGCCATCTCGTCGATGAACCAGGGCGAGTTGATCTTCCACATGCCGCTCCTCAACATCCTGGAGCCATGGACAACGATCTTCCGGCGAGTCCTGGGGGTCGTCCACCAACCCAGTTTGTTGGTGAGGATGTTCCCGGCGCGGTCGTACACCTTCCAGACGTAGAGGTTGGTGTAGCCGTAGATGGTCATGAGGTCGTATTGGGTGGATTCCCCGGCGTTGTTGCACTCGATGCACATCAGGGCCGGTAGCTCGTCCTGCTTGGAGGAGTACATCTTGCCGATCAGATCCAGAACGGGCGACAGGGCGTGGGGATCGAGGTAGTTGCACACGAACTCGGCCACCTGCTCGAAGGGCTCGTACATGCTGCCGATCCTCAGGACGTGGGCAACACTGTTCGTGAGGCCCACCCCGGTCGCCACGTCGACGCCCACCACGTATTTGCAGAGAGGATCCGGGCGCTCCCAGATGAGAAGGCGGCCCTGGGGGTCGTCGTCCCAGTCCTTCTTCACGATCATCTGGACTCTGAGGTCGTGGAGGATGGGTTCCATCAATGCCCCCCAGGCGTCTCACCGCAGTAGTCCTGGCTGCAGTCCCCCGTGTGCGAGTCGATGTACACCCGTATGTCGTCCTCGAACATGTTAACCGGCAGCCGATCCCTGATCGCCGCCTCGACTTCGTTGCGTAGGTCGATCGGATCCATGTGCTGGTGAAGCAGCTGGACTGTAATATCGACGTACTCTGTTTTGAATTCCGCCATTACATTACCATAGCCCCACCGTAAGTGGGCTTTACGTGGTCGTTGTGTACAACGAGGTCGTAGGCGATAAAGGGCTTCAGTTTGTTCCGCATCTCCAAGATCAGGTTGTCGTCGAACATGCCGATGTTGATGTTCTGGAACGCTTCGAGGTGGTTGGAGGCGTACTCCTGAAGGAAGATGGGGAGTTTGCCCTTCTTCTCGTACTCGGTGCGCGTGAACTCCCAGAAGTACATCTGGCCGGGGGTGAGTCGCACCGTCCTCCCGCGCATGTACTTGGGGGAGTCCTGCTCCACTTGGGTGGCGTGGAGTTCGGTCAGCTTGGTCGGCTTCCAGCCGGAGGGCGGAGTGATCGAGTAGCGCCTCTCTTCGGCGTAGTAAGGAATGAAGAAGGCCTTGAAGCGGGACTTGCCGCTCCAGGCGAGTTTGAAGTGGATGTGCCACTGGTCGTGCTTGCCCCTGGCCGTCGACTCCATGAGGCCCACCGACGTCGGGTGAATGGGCACCGTAGGGAGGAAGTCCTCCTCGATCATGCCGAAGTTCTCCCAGTCGGGCAGTTCCGTGAAGTGGAAGATGTTCGTGGTCTGCCCCTGGCCAAGACCGCCCCCCTCCTTGCGACCGTGGCCGATGACAAGGGCGCAGTTGAGGATGTCGAAGTACATTTCGGCACCCTTGACGTGGAACTTGCGCCGGGGCTTCATCCACCAGGGGAGGTTGTTGAAGATCAGCTCCACCCGCCTGGACAGTTCGAGACTGTGACTGGGCTCGTCCGAGGCTTCGATCCCGCGCTGGTTGCAGTGAAAGAAGAGACGATGGCTCATGAGGGAGGCCGAAACCTGAGTCGCACCCAGTTGACGGGCCTTCAGCCAGTCCCAGAGGTTGTCGCTGCCGTTCTTCCAGGCGTCCAGCTCCCCTTGAGCGATGTGACCGAAGGCCACTTCCTGCGATTCCCAGAACTCCAGGCGCTTCAGTTCCCCGGTCGGGCTGTTGAGGAAAGCGTAACGGTTGGCCCAGTAACGGAAGTCGTAGGTCGAGAGGAGGATCTCGTTGAAGCAGAACTCCTGCTCGTCCCTGGTCAGGGGGCGGGTGGACTTCAGCTCCTTCGGATCCCAGACCGTGGCGAGGGCCTCCTGGCGGTCGAGGGAGTCTCCGACCTCGTAGCGCTTCAGTTTGACCGGCAGCGTCTTCTGCAGCTGGTGAAGACGGCGGTCTACGACGTCGGGATGGTACATGGCTATTTATATGTCGTCGTTGTGTAGGTGTTTATGTCCCACGAAGTGCCCGTCGTGTAACTAGGGTACGTGATCGTCGGGGCAGTGGCTGGTGTCAAATAGGGCGAATAGGGTGAACCGCCCGTCCCGTAAGGTAAAACAGACGTCACGGTGGACATGCTGATGTACGGGTTGTACTGCGACTCCTTCTTCTTGGGAGGCTTCTGCTTCAGCTTGTCGATCCAGTGGTCTATAAGCTCCACCATCCTGGATCTGCCGGTCTCCTTCCAAGATTCCTTCACTTCCTCCGACGTGAACACGTCCACGATGGTGCTCTGTACCAGCCAGTTATCTATGGGACGGATGTCGAAGTTATCCCCGATCATGTGCCATGTACACGACCCGAACGGCAGGCAAACATGCAATCGGCCCTCTACACCGTCTTTTTGGGCCACCCACTGGGCAATTAACACTTCATTTTCGTAGTAGGGCTTCCAGCCAGTCCAAACGACTGTATAGCCCCGGTGCTCGAACCTATCTTCAGTCATTTTCGACCTCTATAGACGAGTCAAACGGGTTTTTGTTCAGGCTGATCCCACCATGGGAGACAACCTTCTCGAAGGCCCCTTCGGAGCCCATAGACATCTGATTCATGAAGTTCTGGTTGATCAGGGTCGCTGGCCCGTCCGGTTTTGCGATCCCGGCCATCTCGAAGACCAGTTTCCGGTCGGAAAAGCCCGATGGGCCCTTGATTTTGGCCGATTCTATGGCTGCATCCATCACTCCGGGCACTCCATCGGCCAATTTGACGAAAGTTTCGACTGTGGAACGCGCCAGGGAGCCTTCCGTGAAGATTTTTACAACTTCTTCGGGCGGAGTACGGGCTGCACGACACAATTCGAGCAAAGGACGGTCTAAATTGCCCTTTTTGCCCATTAGGGAGATCAAACGGTGCGCTGAAGGGTGTCCAACGACCAAAAGTGCGTCCAAAAGACGCTTTCTGCCGCCCACGGAGTCTTCCATGAGCTGCAGAGAGGCCTTCAGACGCTTCTCCAGCTCGGTTTCGTGACGGATGAGCTTGTCGGGAAGCAGTTTTCGCATCCCGAGAGCCTTCACTTCAATCTTTTTCCGGGGGATGGTAGCCATATTGGCGCATCAGCTCCTTCATTTCGTCTCGTGCATCCTCTTCTTCATCGGCATAAAGGAGATCGGGTTCTTCATTCGGAGCCGGAACCGGGGGAATCAGGTAGCTGCGGAGGGCTTCGAGCGTCTCGTTCTGCTTGGAGAGGTGTCTTTCCAGCTTCCGGAGTGTTCTGGCGATGCTGAGGAACACCACGAGGGACGGACTACGCATTCTTGGCCTTACGGAAGTGCTCTTCCAGCTCCATCAGGTAGGACGCCTGACACACCTCCACGAGCTTTTTCAGTCGATTCCCATAGACTGGGAGCGGCTTCCTTCGTCCTGATTCCCAATCTTTCACCGTCCTGTGCGATCCAAGCTCGACAACGGAGGCGAATTCGTCTATTGTCCAACCTAACGCCTTGCGAAGAGCCCTGATCTCGTGGGGGAGAGCATTGAATTCCAAGGAAGGCATGAATCACCTGCCCAAGAGGATGTGGGGGCCGACTCCTGCCCAGAAATCAGCCCCCGACCCCACCATGGACGCCAGTTTTCAACTTCATTATCGACCCAAACCACAACCTGTCAACACCTTTTCTTCACTGACCACTATATATTGTGGTAGGACGCTATGCAAAAAGCCCTGATTACCGGGATTACGGGCCAGGACGGAAGCTACCTGGCGGATCTGCTCCTGAAGAACGGCTACGAGGTTCATGGGATGGTCAGGAGAGTGGCAACGGAGGTGCCCCTGCACCGATTTTGGCGCATCAAACACATCCTGGAGCGCGTTCAGCTCCACGCGGCCACCCTGGAGAACTTCGCCAGCATCATGAAGGTGTTCATGGCCGTCAAGCCGGACGAGTGCTACCACCTCGCGGCCCAGAGCTTCGTGACCAACTCGTTCGAGGACGAGCACTCGACCATGCAGACCAACATAGACGGGACTCATTATGTGCTGTCGGCACTCAAAGAGGTGGTTCCGAAGTGCCGGTTCTACTTCGCGGCGTCGAGCGAGATGTTCGGTAACGCCAAGACGGACTTCCAGGACGAGAACACCCCGTTCAACCCGCGTTCAGCCTACGGAATTTCCAAGGTGGCAGGGTTCCACATGACCCGGCACTACCGTGAAGCCTACGGGATCCACGCGACCTCCGGCATTTTGTTCAATCACGAGTCCCCGCGCCGGGGTTATGAGTTCGTCACGCGCAAAATCACGCGAAGAGTAGCCGCGATAAAGCGTGGAATGTACCGATCGCTGACCCTTGGGAACCTGGATGCAAGGCGGGATTGGGGCCATGCAGCCGCCTACGTGGTGGCGATGTGGCTCATGCTCCAGCAGAAAGACCCTGACGACTACGTCGTGGCCACCGGAGAAACGCACTCCGTGCGGGAATTCTGCGAAAAAGCCTTCGCCGTGGCAGGAATGGACTACCGGGACTACGTGGAACAGGATGAAAAGCTGTTTCGGCCCTCCGACGCCGGTACTTCGGACGTTCATTTTCTGCGTGGAAACTACTCGAAAGCCAGGCTGGCACTGTGTTGGAGCCCAACCTTCACTTTCGATCTGCTCGTGAAGGACATGGTGCTGAACGACCTGGAAAACTATCCGGATACCGGCCCCCGTACGTAGTATAAGTCCCCGGAAACATAAACTTTTTTATAGTCTTTTAAAAGTTTAAGAAACCCAATGTTTATGCGGGTGCGAGGGGCATTTTTGCCCCTGTCCTAGTCGAGTAAATAGATAGGCTAAAATCTGTATACGGTAAAGCGTGACATTTTCAAAAAACCCAATAAAAATGCGGGTGCGAGGCCTGTTTTTGTCCCAAAAGTTCAGTGTAATTTGCTTATACGGGCCATTCTAGGTAGAAGGGGTTGAAAAATAAAAAAAGTTAACCCCCCGTGGAAAAATACTTGGAATTATCCACAGTGTAAAAAAGGTGAAACTAACTTAGAATTTTTGAAAAATATAGTTTTGAACCTCAGCAGAGACTAATAGAGGCCGACAACCCTTAGGACAATCAGCACTTCCGGACATTGGATAAGAACTTATACTAATAAGCGTGTCACAATGTGAAACGCACAACTAGGTGCAAGTAGCATCTATAGTCTAAATATGCATGTCTAAAGGCGAATTCGGCGCGGTCAGAATGCGACTCGAATGCTTTTTTGGCATGTTTGGTGCTCTGTGAGACTATTCTCACATAATTCAAGACTATTCAGTCATCAAACAAGAACGACTATCTCCTTTGTTTCAATGGGATTAGGGGCCGAATTTAGGATGCTACTCCCCCAAGCCCGGTTAACTGTGACCAGAAAATCGTGATAGTTTGAGTGTAGGCAGACAATTGCGGATTGAAGTTGACAAGCTAGTATTGCGATACTATATAGATGGTAGCACCGAAATAGTTGTGGTGCTGGACAGGAGAATTGGCCATGAAGCTTTTGACTACAGCAAACCCCAAGGCCCAAAAGTCGATAGAGTTTGGGTACCTTACGGGCATTTTGCACCTCGCTCCAGGCCGGATTAGTGGGCATGAGATGTGCCCATATCGTAGCGTGGGCTGTACTAACGGGTGCCTTAACAGGGCCGGAAGAGGACGCTTCAACTCTACTCAAAAGGCACGTATCCGGAAGGCGCAACTATTCCATGATGACAGGGCGGAGTTTATGCGACAGCTGCAGGCTGATATTGAGGCCTTGTCACGCAAGGCCTGGAGGATGGGTCTTAAGCCTGCCATTAGGCTTAATGGAACGTCTGATTTGCCCTGGGAACACATTTGCCCGGAGCTATTCGAGCGGTTCTCTAACATACAGTTCTATGATTACACTAAATGGCCCCGGAGACTCCGCAAACCGTTGCCAAACTATCACCTTACCTATAGTTACAGTGAGGATAGCACCGATGGTGAGATTAGGGATTGGATGGCGGATAGCTGTATGGCTATTGTCTTTCGCAAGAGCATCCCTGAGACCTACAAGGGGATTAAGACCATTAATGGCCTGGAGCATGACCTTACTTTCTTGCACAAGCCCGGACAGATTATTGGGTTGTTGGCAAAAGGGCCTGCCAAAAACGACATGACAGGGTTTATTCGCAGTGATGAGTTTTATCATCGAATAAAGTTGACAAGCAACTAGTGTGATGCTATATAAGATATAGAAAGGGGATATGAACATGACTGATGAACAGGAAGGCAAAAAGAAGGATGAGTACAGGGGTTCTGAGAACACATTGTGCGCTAGGTTCACCATCTTCGAGGCCCAGTTGATCTTAGACGCCTTGGAGGCTATTGATCCTATTGATGATGATGCAAGGAGCAATAAGTACGGCTTAATTCACGGTTTTGGCGCTGCTATCTATAGAGCTAGGGAAGCCGACTCCACTGAGGATATCGAGATTTGCTAGCAATGAGAAATATAGGGGGACGTAAAAAGACTTGAAAAAGAGGGATATATGACCAAAGAAGACAGAGATTTCTATGAGGAGTTCCATGAGGATGAACAGTCGATCCTCTATGAGGATGAGCCGGAAGATGAGGGGGAAGAATACGATGGCTAAGGGCAAGATCTACATCAGGAAGCGTAAGTCACTGTTCTCTAGGACAGAGAGCTACTTGATTTGCGGCACTGACCCATTAGGGCGCAAGGTGCTCATTAGGGCCACTAGCAAGCCCATGGCCCTGTATATCAAGGCCAAAGTGTTAAGGGGTGAGCCCATCGACCTGGCAACCTTCAAGTTGTTCGATTAAATGTCGGCACTCCCAGGTAAGTGCCTACCTTTAGTTCAAAACGAGTTTGGGGCATGGCCATAACCTGAGCCCGAGAGCCCAATCCTTAGTTCTCATTCGGACGGTATCCAATCCGGGCCTTGTGGGGTTTGTGGGTTGCGCGTAGCGGGGGCACCGGCCAGGTATGAGAGCACAGTATCCCATGCCCCAATTGCATTAGTTAAATATAACAATATAAAGGAGATAATATGAGAACACCTAAGATTGATCCAGTGTTGGCTACTGACAGGTTTAAGGAAGGGCTCAGGCTCTTGAGCTTCAACACACTCAGGAAACTAGACCTCCCTAACTGCAAGAAGCAGGAAACTATCCTGGAGGCTCTAGGACAGGCTAACACCGCATACCGGGAGTTGCTCCGGGAGATCGGTCAGCTCCGATAGATTTATATTGACAAGCTAGTTTGTAGATATTACATTAGTATTGAAAGGGGTGACACAATGAAATCTACATGGAAGTGGGAAGGCAAGTCCGCTTATGACGCAGGCCTGGAGGATGGCATGGAAGGCAAGCTCATGAATGCTTACGAGAGGTCAGGGGGCTACCTTTCGAGCTACACCAATGGTTACCGTGAGGGCATGAGACTTAGGGCCCTTAGGCTTGACTACAGCACATTTTCTCCCATGCCTAGAGAGAGGCAGTTTGCATGGTAGACAGGTACACAGTAACTCATGAAAACATAGCCGGGTCTCACTTGGCCATTATCTACAGGCTTGAGAAGGCCGAACCCGGTACCAAGGTCAAGGTGCCTAGAGGAAGACTCAAGGGACGTTGGAGCAAGCTGCCAGCAGTCGACTTTTATATGTCCTTGGAAACAGGGCATGTGATGCACCCATCCTGGCTGGTGAGTGACTTGATATTTGGTGACGTGTTAGAGATCGATTGGGGTAAAAAGGGGGATAACAATGGCTAGAACGTACGATCCGGCAACCTTTTGGTCTACTATCGCCAAGAGAGTTGACCGGGAATATACCAAGAAGTTCATCTTCGCAGGCAACTGCAAGTTCACCTTGCAGAACAGCATGACTGGTAGCCGGATCACTTATAGGATTCGCAAACCCAGGAGCATCAAGTTCCATGCGTTTGAACCCAGGCTGAGATATAACGGGGTGCCTGGCCCCTGGTGCGTGAAGTGCTGGAAGCACCAGAACCATCCTTACCACTGGATCGAGCCTTCGGGTGACAGCCTCTTTAGGATCGACCTGAAGATCAACCTGGATCCCACTGACAATAAGGGTTGGGAGACTTGCGGCAGGCTACTCGCTACACCAGGCGGCAGGCTCATGTACAGTCACTGGGAGAAGAGCAAGATCCGCTTCGACAGGCCTGAAATCAAGACCATCATTTGGTTCCTGGAGAGATTGCAGGCAGGCACTCTGCCTGAGGCCCTCTGGGTGTATCACATGGGCTCATGCGCTCACTGCGGCAAAGACCTCACGGTTCCTACCTCGATTGAGGCCGGTTTCGGGCCTGAGTGCCTGAAAGAGTTGGCCCTCGCTTCGTAGTTCGTAGTTGACAAACTAGCTTTACGATATTATAATTATAGTGAAGGGGTGATAAACATATGGCTAAGTTGAGTCCTAGAATGAGGCAGTTGGCAGCAATCAGTGTGGCTGTTGATGCTCAGATACCTATTATGTTCTTGGGGCCTCCTGGGACAGGCAAGACACAGAGTATGTACGCCATAGGGAGGGCTAAGAACCGTCCGGTGTACACGGTCATCACGTCCCTGAGAGAGCCCACTGACCTTAATGGGTTGCCTTATCAGTGGGATGGCACAGTCAAGATCGCACCTCCATTGTGGGCACAGTTGGCTCAGGCCAACAAGGGCATCGTGTTCTTTGACGAGTGTACTTGGGCCGCTCCCAGGGTGCAGGCCGCCATGTTGAGGCTGGTGAATGAGAAGATGTGCGGAGAGCTTGCTATGCCTGACGTGAGTTTCGTGCTGGCAGGCAACCCGGTGGGAGAGTCTGGTGGAGGCTATGAGATCAGCGGCCCCCTGGCCAACAGGTTGCTGCACATGACCTGGGAGAATGATGAGTCTGCCTGGATCGAGGGCATGATGAACGGTTGGCCTGACCCGGCTATTCCTTTGATCAATCCTGACTGGAGAGATCATTTGCATGAGGCCAGGGTCATGTTGGCTACTTACATCAAGTCGGCTACGCAGAGGCTCTTGATTACGCCTGAGAACGAATCGCAGTGGTCACAAGCATGGCCTTCTCCGCGATCCTGGGACATGGTTGCTCAACTCGATGCTGCCTGTACAGCAAGCGGGATCAATGGCGAGGTGCAGGGTGAGTTGTTTAGGGGTGCGGTGGGAACGGGGCCTGCCCTTGAATACATCACTTGGCGCAAAGACCTGGACATGCCTGACCCTGAGATCTTCCTGGCCAACCCTGAGGCCTTTACTCTGCCCAAGAGGCGGGACAAGGCATTTGTTGTGCTCACGAGTGTAGCGAGTGCCGTGACTCGCAGGCTCACGGTTGCTCGATGGAATGCAGGTTGGGCGATCATGGCCAAGGCTGCAGAACAGGGGGCGATCGACTCTGCGGGTGCGGCTGCGAAACAGCTGGCACTCAACAGGCCCAAAGGTGCCATGGCTCCGAAGGAGGCCGCGATCTTCCTGCCTCTCTTCGAGGCGGCGGGACTGTTTGACCTAAAGGGGGGAAAGTAATGGCTCTATGGGGAAGGAGAAGGAGACAGAGAAACTATACCAGGAACCCTGCCCCTCAAAAGAACGATGGGGGATCTACCAATCGTAACTATGGCAAGATCGTAGGCATGTCACGTAAGAGGCGACGACAGATAGCGGAGTTGCCTCTTACGCCCCCTGTCAATCTGACGATTCAGGTGCGGTGTTGCGGTCAGTTGCACAAGGTTGTGCTCACTGCCAAGGGTGAGTTGAGCCTGCCCAATCATGACAATGAGCGGGAAGAGCGCCTCTTGGCTGGCATGTCCGGCAAGAGCATCCGGTGCATCGACGTCTTGGATGCATGGCGCGGGTTCCCTAACGGGTACTGGATTCAGCATGTCATGCCCAGAAGACTGTACAACCACTGGGTCAGGTCTATTGAAGTTCATGAAAAGAGGCCCAAGGATGTGGACAAAGTCCGCTCCAGTGTGTTCGAGCAGGAAGTGAGTTCAGAGAGATTCGGGGCTAGGTATGCCGTGTCAGCAATGGAACGTCTATTCGCCAAGGAGTTTTACAAGTCCGAGTTGTACATGCAAATGAGGGAGAAGCACAAGTCGGAGGATGAAGAGAACCTTGGGCCTCACTTCGAGGTTGAGTGCGATCCTTACTTAAGGACTAGAGAAGAGCGTTACGGGCGCACCAAGCGGAACTTGGGTTATTCCAGTTGGTGCTGGTACGGCAACAGGAAGTGGAGAGTGTACGGGCGCATCGGGTCTGCCTGGCTCAAACTCCTGAAGGAAGGCAAGGTTCACTTGCCGGGAGGCTACTTCGCTGTTGACGTGATCGAGGAGTCCGAGCGTGAACATGCTGAGTTGAGGTCGAGGTTCGTGAACGCAGGCCTGGAACCTATCTACCTGGCCTACCAAGTGGCCGAAGACAGGGCAACCTTTTGGAGAATGTACCTGCAGCAAGATCGTGCAGGGAACTGGAAAATACTGAATGAGGGAGAAGAGAAGAAATGACGGCACAACAGAACAAGGCACCTAAGAAAGTGGCGATCAATACACTGCAGGCAGCAAG